TTTTATGTTATAATTCATCATATCAATAAAATTTTGATAAAAAGATTTTTAAGAGGAGAATAATTTATGTCTATCGTAGTTACTGTAGCAGAAACTTCAGATATAGTAGTTACTACTACTTCTACCATTGGGGATTCTAATACAATGGCTTTTACTCCTCATGGAAACATTTCTTCTACTAATATTCAATCAGCTTTAGAAGAGATAATTGATAATACATATAATCAAGCAAGTGCACCAGATGCTACAGCTCATTCTGTAGAAGAGGGAGATACTTGGTATGATACAACAAATGATAAATTAATGGTTTATCGGAATACAACCTGGGAAGAAGTTATTATTTCGGCCCAATTATCGGAAAGCTCAGATACTGCAGAGTACTCTGATGTTACTCTTAATGGAGGGTATTTTTAAAAATGGCAAATACAATTAAAATTAAACGCAGTACTACTACTGCAACTCCTACCAGCTTGGCTGAAGGCGAACTAGCCTATTCAGAAAATTCCAATAATCTATTTATTGGTACAAGCGGTAGCAACGTAACTGTAATTGGCGGTTCTGAAGGAATCGCAGATGCAGTAGGAGCAATGGTAACAGGCAATACCGAAACAGGTATCTCAGTAACTTACCAAGATGCAGATAACACTTTAGACTTCGCACTTACAGCAGATCCAACGATCACTTTAGGGGGCGACTTATCTGGTTCAGCAACATTAACTAACCTTACAGACGCAACATTAACTGCGACTATTGGTTCGAATGCTGTACAAAAAGCAATGGTACACACCGATGTTATTACTGGTCAGACAGCTTTAGCTGCTAATCCAGACGGCGACAACGACTACGTACTAATCTATGACAATTCAGCTACAGCGTATAAGAAAATTGCAGCTAAGTACTTAGGTTCAAACTCACTAGCTGAGCTAGACAACGTTGGTACAGATACGGCAACTTCGGGCAACATGATGCTTGCAGATGGAGATTCTTGGGAGTCAGTAGCAATGTCAGGCGACGTTACTATTACTTCTGGGGGTGTAGCTTCAATTGGTTCTGGCAAAGTTCAGGCGGCTGAGTTAGGTGTTACCGCAGGTGCAGCAACAGCTTCAAGAGCTCTAGTTGTAGATGCTAACAAAGACATTAACTTAGGTACTGGTGATTTAACTGCTACTACTGTTACTGCAGACCTTACAGGTGACGTAACAGGTAATGTAACAGGTAATGTAACAGGTAATGTAACTGGTAATGCAGGTACTGCAACAGCTTTCGCAACTGGACGTACAATTGGTATGACGGGCGATGTTGTATGGACTTCTGGAGCATTAGATGGTACAGGTAACGTAACAGGTACTGCAGCAATCCAAGCTAATACTGTAGCTGCTTCAGAATTAGGCGTTACTGCAGGTGCGGCAACAGCTAACAAAGCTTTAGTTGTAGACGGAAATAAGGATATTAACTTAGGTACTGGTGACATTACTGCTACTAACATTTCAGGTTCTATCCAGACGGCTTCACAGGGCAACATTACTACAGTAGGCACTTTAACAGGTCTTACAGTTGGTGGTGACGCTACTATCGCTGACGGTTCTAACGATTTTGATATTGCTTCACATGACGGCACAAATGGTCTTAAACTAGGCGGCGTACTTGTTACTGCTGATTCTGGTGAAATCAACGTATTAGAAGGAGCAACAGCAGGTACTGCAGTAGCTTCTAAAGCATTAGTTGTAGACGCAAACAAAGACATTAACTTAGGCTCTGGTGATATTACAGCTACAAACGTAACTGGTACACTACAAACAGCAGCACAAACTAACGTTACTTCAGTTGGTACATTAGACGGTTTAGCAGTTTCTGCTTCTCAAACTGTTACAATGGGCTCAAACAGAATTACTAATGTTGCAGATCCTTCACAGGCTCAAGATGCCGCAACTAAATCATACGTAGACGCAGTTAAAACTGGTTTAGACGTTAAAGATTCAGTTCGTGTAGCTACTACAGCTGCAGGTACTTTAGCTTCTGCATTTGCTAATAACTCTACTGTAGACGGGGTTACTCTTGCAACAGGCGATCGTATCTTACTTAAGAATCAATCAACTGCTTCTGAAAACGGTATCTATACTGTAAATGCTTCAGGTGCTCCAACAAGAGCTACTGACTACGATGCAGCTGCTGAGGTTTCTGGCGGTTCATTCTGTTTTGTTGAAGAAGGTACTACGAACTCTGACTCTGGTTGGGTATGTTCAAATGACGGTTCAATTACTGTTGGGACAACTTCTCTAACTTACGCACAATTCTCTGGAGCTGGACAAATTACTGCTGGCACAGGTATGACTAAGACTGGCAACACTCTTGACGTTGTAGGCGGAACAGGTATTACTGCTAACGCTAACTCAATGCAAATTGATACTACATGGTCTGGACAGTCAGCAATTACTACAGTTGGTACAATCGCTTCAGGCGCATGGCAAGGTGATACAGTAGGCGTAGCTTACGGTGGAACGGGTATTTCTAGCTTTAGTTCTGGTGACATTATGTATGCTACTGGTGCAACAACAATCTCTAAGCTTAGTAAAGGTACCGCAGGCCAAATGTTAGTTATGAACTCTGGTGCTACTGCTCCTGAGTGGTCTAATGCGTTGGACGGAGGTACGTTCTAAATATACTTCTTGACAAAGTACCCCAACCTAGGTATAATGTTATATTTAGGTTGGTTAATTTTTCAAAAAAGTTTAGAGCAGAGGATATCATATGTCAACTTTACAAGTAAATAACTTAGATTCGTATACCGGAACTAAAATTGACGTGGATAGCACTGCGGATTTTAATATTGAGTCAACCACAGCTTCTTCTAGTAGTACTACGGGTGCGCTTAGAGTAGCAGGAGGTATTTCAACTCAAAATAATTTAAACGTAAGTGGAAACGCCACCGTCACTGGAACACTAGAAGCATCTTTAGATGCTAGTGTACTAGATGGCGGAACTTTCTAAGTAAAAGATATAGGGTGCTAGTCACCCTATTCTCATAGGGAGATAGTATGAATCATATCATAAAACCAAAACGCAGTGAAAATGCGGGAACTGTTCCTACTACTTCTAACTTAGAAGCGGGTGAAATCGCGATCAATTTAGCAGATAAAAAACTATTTGTAAGAGATACGTCAAACAATATTCTAGAACTAACGACCAGAACTTTAGGGTCTTTGGAGGATATATACTTATCAGGGGAAACCAATACCCAACCTATGCATTATAACTCTACTAACGGTAGATGGGAAAATTATAATAGGGATACGGGGCCTTGGACTACCGGCACAGGTAAGTTATATTATAACTCTAGCGGATCTAAAGTTTCTACAGGTAAAAGTACTCACTCAGGTACCTATAATCTAGAAATTGACGGAGCTTTTAATAGTTCGGAACAAATAACACTTGCTTCAGGCAAGAAAGTCGGACCAAGTTGGTTCTTGGAATCATCTACTTTAGTAGACGAGAGCTATGACATACCCTGCACTTTTGATGCAGAAGCCAGAGCAGACACAGCAATTGCTGAAGATGTAGTGGTTAAAGTATGTACAGGATCGTTCCTTAGAGTTACGGACCTTATAACTACCGACTAAATAAGTCTTATATAGACTCTTAATAAACCCCGCTATATAGCAAAATACAAAAGGGAGAGCCACATGGCCATTAAATTTAAACCGAAAAGAACCACCACCACAGGTAACGTACCTAGTACGGCTAACCTAGAAGCTGGTGAAATCGCTATTAACTTAGCCGATAAAAAACTTTTTGCGAGAGATACTTCTAATAACATTTTAGAATTAACTACTCGAAATATAAACTCCTTAGATGATGTTAATATAAGTGGTTTATCCAATAATCAAATTCTACAGTATAATAGTTCTAATAGTAAGTGGGAAAATGCCACTTTATCAAATATTTGGACTGAGGATGCTGGAGGGTTTATTTATAATACTTCGACTGTAGGGATTGGTACAGCTACACCTAACACTGATTATAAATTAGATGTTAATGGTACTGTAAACTGTACAGCTTTATATGTTGGAGGAGCTCAAGTAACGGGTGGAAACCCTCCGTTTCTATTGACTCAACCTACTATTACAACAGATTACACTGTTGCTGCAAATAATAACGCTTCCTCTTCTGGAACTGTTGATATTGCAACTGGTGTAACCGTGGAAGTAGACGACAACGCCTACTTAACTATATCATAAAAGAGATAATAATATGTCAACTTTAAAAGTAAATACTATTGACTCGCACTCTGGAAGTTCTTTAACTTTCGATAGTACAGCTGACGTAGTTGTAGCTAGTACTACTAGTGCTTCAAGCAATACTACTGGTGCCTTAAAGGTATCTGGAGGTATTTCTACGCAAGAAAATTTATATGTTGGGGGTAACGCAGTTATCACTGGCACAATGACCGCTAATGGCGGTACAATTACATTGGGTAATGCAGACACAGATAACGTTAGCTTCGGTGGTGAAGTTAATTCTGATGTTACACCTGATGCTACTAACACGTATGACTTAGGCTCTTCTTCTAAGAAGTGGGCTGAAGTTCATGCAACTACATTAAATGGTGCTTTAACGGGTAACGTTACGGGTAATGTAACGGGTAACCTAACAGGAAATGTTACAGGTAATACTTCTGGTTCTGCAGGGTCTTGTACTGGTAACTCTGCTACTGCGGCTGCACTACAAACTGCTAGAAATATTGGAGGAGTATCTTTTGATGGCTCCGCTAATATTAACTTACCAGGTGTGAATACTTCCGGTACTCAGAACACCTCAGGTAATGCAGCGACTGCAACAGCATTAGAAACTGCTAGAACTATTGGTGGAGTATCTTTTAATGGTTCCGCTAATATTAGCTTACCGGGTGTTAACACTTCCGGTACTCAGAACACCTCAGGCAACGCAGCAACTGCAACAACACTGGAAACTGCTAGAACTATCGGCTTATCTGGGGATGTTTCTGGTTCTGTTTCATTTGATGGATCAGCTAATGCTACTATTACAGCTACAGTTGCAGACGATAGCCACAACCATACTACAGCAAACGTAGACGGACTAGACTCAGCTTTAGCAGCAAAAGCGCCTTTAGCTTCTCCTGCGTTAACAGGTACTCCTACAGCTCCTACAGCTGTTGCAGGTACCGATACTACACAAGTAGCTACTACAGCATTCGTAGGCACGGCCGTAGACAATCTAATCGGAGG